ATTTAGGGCGAGAAAAGGCGAGAGGTTTATAATGAATAGTTTAGAGTTTATCAAGACTCAAGTTAAGGAGTTGCCTGAAGGGTGTGTCGCTGTAAAGATGGACAGTGATGGCGAGATATGGTTTTTTGGTGATTGTTGTGATGAGCATGATTTTTATCCAGAAATCACTCGATGTGACCTATATGACGGGAAGCGATGGACTCGCGAGGAGTTCGAAGCTTGCGATATCAGCGGCAGAGTAAGCACTGTTAATCGAGATATTGAGCGCGGAACTGCAAATAAGTATGAGCGCGAGATGTCAGATAGGTATGGAAATACTTGTTATGTAGATGTTTACGATGTTTTAAAGGCTTATGATGTGACCTGCTCGGCAATTCAGCACGCAGTTAAAAAGCTGCTATGCACTGGCATTCGCGGTCACAAAGATGGTGCAACAGACTTGATTGAGGCTAAAGATTCAATAACAAGAGCGATAGAGCTTGCTGGAGAGTCGAAATGAACAGTTTAGAGTTTATCAAAAAGAACGTTAAGCAGTGGCCTAGTGGCAAGTGCAAGTTTATGACAGTAACCAGCGCTGGGAGGGTTGTGTGTGGTGATGAGATGTTTAAAGATCTTGATATATCTATATCAACTAAAGAATGGTCATCAGATTACTATGATAGAATCATTTGGACTCGCGCAGAATTCGAAGCTTACAAAGTTGGAGAATCAAAATGACAAATAAACACCTTTTGTTCCGCCGCTTTCCAGATATGCCGGAGAGCGTAATGGATAGAATTGTTGATTTGTACACGTCACTTGCCTCATTGTCTAAAAGCAAAATTGCTGAGAAGGTTTATAAAGAGACTGGCTTTTATGTTAGCAAGAAAACAGTTTGTGAATTTATTGATTTTGCCCGTGAGCACTGCGATTTGAAACCATGCTCGGCAGATAGTAAATTTAATCTTAACAGTAAAATGCGGTTCTTTAAAAATGGCAAAGTAGTCAAAGAGGTTGTACATGCTTGTTGAGGTGATTTTGTGATAGATCAAGATTTGATTAATAAGGTTAAGGCGTCTATTGGTAGTGACGGACATCTAACTGCAGACCTAGCTACAGAGTTGCTTTCGAGCTATGTAAAATTAATAGAGGACAATGCAGAGCTTCACAAACTACTAGCTGAAAATAGAATGTTTGTATGCAATAACGCTAAATAGCTAGCATAATTAATCAATGCTACAATAGAGCCATACTTTTTAATGTGTGGCTTTTTTATGTCAATGAATAAATTAAACAAAACTTTTACTGCAAATATGCAGCGGTCTAGCGGTCGCTCAGCTAGATTGACAAAGCTTTTCTCGGCTCCCGTAAACTTTGGCGACACAAATCGTGACGACTCCAAATCATACGGATACCCTGACGACATAACTTTTGATGTTATGTATAACGCATATAAACGAGGCGGGTTTTTTACTGCTTTAGTCGATATAGTGCCGGAGCGTTGCCTTTCAGAAATGCCGACTATCATTGATGGTGATGATGAAGATACCGAGCAGGACACAGTATTCGAGATTGAGTTTAAAAAGTTCGCTAAGCGATTTGATTTTTGGCGACTTATGCGCGAGTCATTTAAACAATCAAGACTCGGCACTTATTCGACAATAGTACCAGTTTTCACTGAGCGAGAAAGTGGAGCTAAATTAGATTTGCCACTTTTTAGAGCTGCGGATATAGTCGCTATAAACCCATTTTATCAAGTTGAGTGCAGCGGCTCTGATGACTATGTGAGTGATTATTTTGATAAAGATTGGAACAAGCCAAAGTATTATGAGCTAAGCCCGTCAGAGTTAGCAGGGCGCACTACCACAAATGCGCAGCAAATAAACCTGCACCGCTCTCGCGTTTTTGTCGTCACAAATGCGGTTGGCGCACAAATAGAAGGCACGCCAGTTTTAGAGGCTGCATTCAATGCGCTGTTTGATTGCAATAAAATTCGCGGGGCAGCGGCGGAAGGTTATCGCAAAAACGCCAAGCAACGAACCGTAATGAGCGCTGATAACGCAGAAGCGGCTAGAGCTATGGCTGCGAAAAAAGACGATATCGACCAAGCCATTGATGATTTTGAGAATGGAATAAATAACTACTTAAAACTTGCTGGCTCTAGCGTTAATACACTACAAAGTAATTTAGCGGATCCAACTGGGGCGTTCACTATTGCAATGCAAGAAGCTTGTGCATCTCAGCGTATACCTGTTACCGAGTTAATCGGGTTTATGACGGGCGAGCGCTCAAGCACTGAAAACTCAAGCGCATTTAGTAAGCGCCTGAGAAGCGAGCAAAACAATGAGTATGGGCCGACAATCATTAAATTTTTAGAATGGCTTGTTGATGTTGGTATTCTTCCAGCTCCGACGAATGAAATTAAAATAAAGTGGCCTGACATTTCTGAGCCTAGCAAATCTGAAAAATTAGCCAGTGCAAAAATAATGGTTGATGCAAACAAGGCTGCGTATGATGCGCGTGAAGAAGCGCCGTTTACAGTTGAAGAAATCAGAGAGGTAGCGGGTTGCGATAAAGAAAAGCCTGATAGCGACTACGATATGGCAGACCCAAAGACCGATTTAATGCTGGATGATTCAGATGAAAATGCGCAAGATTAAATCAATAAGCTCAATGCCAAAAGATGCAGCAGACCCGGCGCATCAATCTGGCAATCTAGGCAGGTCTCAGCGAGAGTTAAGGCGCAGGTTTGATAGGATATTAAAAGGCGTTCGCTCTCTTGTTGCAGACCAATCTAAATATATAACAGCAAAAACAGCAAACTCTGTTGAATGGCAACCACTGTCATTTTTCACAAACTCAAGTGGTGAGCTTGATACGATTAAATCACCACTAACGATCAACAAGGGCGCTTATTACGAATACAAAATAGACTCAAAAAGATACCGTGAAATTAATTCATTTATCGAGCGCCTACTTTTTGATGAGCTTTTAGAGTCATACTCTGGCACAAAACCGCCTAACTGGTTCTTCCAATCATACTTGTCCAGCGCTTTTAATGACGGTATCAATGATGCAATTAGATCTATACAAGATCAATCTGATTATAAGATTGTCGGTGATGAAATAAACAGACAGATAATGTCGCTAAGTAGCGATGACTTTAACGTTCAGGCAATGGATTCTCTCGGGCTGGTTTATAGTCGAGTCTTTAATGAAATGGAAGGTCTTACAGATGAAATGAAGGTAGATCTATCGGAAACTCTGACTCGAGGCATGGCGGGCGGCTTGGGTATTAGGGCTATAGCGTCAGACATTCAAAAGCGCGTTGGTGTTGGGTTTGTCAGGGCGCAACGAATCGCCAGAACTGAGATCCTAAACGCATACAGAACAGCCCAAAGAAATAAATCAAAAGAGATAAACGACACTGTATATAAAGGCTCTAGATTTGAGATGTTACAATTGTGGTTTAGCGCACTAGCCGCAACGAGTAGAATTTGGCACGTTAAAAAACATGGTGAGATATACACCGAGCAAGAAGTAAGTGAGTTTTATCTTGAAAGAGGTAACGCAATTAACTGCCTGTGCTCGCAATCACCAATACTAGTGTATAAAAAAACAGGCAAGGCAGTGGTTGACGGCACAGTTAAAAGGCTGCAAAATCAAAAAGAACAATATTTAAGCGGCGGTGCAAAATGAATGACTATATTGTCACGTTAAAAAGTCTCGATGGGGATAAGTGTAAAATAACAATCTACGATTGCGACTCATCGAAAGATGCAATGAGAGAGGCGGAATCAGAGCGAGGTAAAGGTTGGCTTGCTGTGATGTGTGTAAAAGTAAATAAATGAGCGTTCCAATTATGAGTAAGTTAATACAGCAATTAAAGTTACATGAGGGTTTTAGGTCTAAGCCATATAAATGCACCGCTGATAAGCTGACAATCGGCTACGGGTTAAATCTTGATGCTGGTATTGACGGTGAGCTAGCCGAGATAATATTAAATCATCAGGTATCAAAGTTAAGATCTAGATTTGAAAGTGAGGAATGGTACAACTCCATTGACTCACAAGCAAGAAAAGACGCGCTTGTAAATATGGCTTTTAATATTGGCGTATCTGGTACTCTTAAGTTTGCAAAAATGTTTAATGCCATAACTTTAAGGGATTACCATCAAGCGGCAAGTGAAATGCTTGATAGTAAATGGGCTAAGCAGGTTGGCAGTCGGGCAACTGAGCTTGCTGAGCAAATGCGTAGCGGTCAATACAAATGAACTATGTAGTTTTGGAGCGCAGAAATGCGCTTTTACGCAAAGAGATAAAGCGATTAAAGCTGACTGTATTTAAGTTTGGTCTATACTCTGCATTTGTCACTTTGCTTTGTTTGATATTCGCAATAAGGATTTACTTATGAGTTTTCTAACGGCAGCAAAAGCTTTCTTTAGCTTTAAGGGTGTGAGTGAGACAGCTTTGGGGATAGTTGAAAAGTTATCTGGAACAGATTGGACGCCATCACAGCAGGCTCAATTCATACTTGATTACCAAAATGCGACTAAGCACCAATCGCCAATGCGCAGACTAATCACCGCTTCCGTTGTGCTTGGGATTGCAGTTTTTAGCGGTGCTTATGGAATTCTTGGCGCTATTGAGCATGGGTATGTGTTTTTATCAATTGATAGCTCAAGCATTGCTGCCGCTGCGTCTAGTGAGAATCTAGCTAAGATAAAGGTGCAATCAATAGCGACCTTTCGCAATGAGTTGGTGATAATTTTAACTGAACTTAAGGAGCCTTTTATGATTGTTCTTGGTTTTTACTTCTTATCGCACGTAGTCAAGAAATGAACCATCAATTAGATGATAGCGCCACACTTGCAGAAATGATTGCAGGAATGGCGCTAGTATTGTTATTTTGGGTTGCGGTGATACTACTTACACTGTCGCTATGCAGTTGAATTGAATATCATCAAAATCAAGATGAAATCCAGCGTTAACATAGTCAAGCCCCTGGTTG